GGACGTCATTCGCTATTGTCCAAAAAACGCCGCCGCTAAACTCATTTGCAATGGTGTATAGCTTGTTCGGGAACGGCAAATATTCTAAATTCGCCGGCGCTTTATCCGGCAAGTTATCGACAACCTGTTTTAGTCTCGCCATTGCTGTCCCGGTCGGGTTTGCGACGTCGGAAGTAGTGCCGATTGTCGTTTCCAGCGTATCGACATAACCGGCGATTTGCGCCGCTCGCGCAAATAGCGTAGACGTTCCGGACGCGTCCGTGTTTGCTCCGATCAAGTCCGTTTTTGTCTTGATTGCTGCGTCCGTCGTTTCCAGTGTATCGACGAAATCATAGATAGCCTTAAGTCGGGCGAATGCCGTCGTCGTCCCTGGCGCGTCGGCATTTGTTCCCAACGTTGTCTCCAACGTATCGACGTAACCGGCGATTTGCGCCAGGCGGGCAAATACGGTTCCGGTTCCGGCTGCGTCCGCCGATGCGCCGATTAATGATTCCACCGTATCCGTGTATCCTTCCACTTGGTCAACGTAACCGGCAATCTGCGCCAGTCGGGCGAAAATGGTAGACGTTCCAGCCGCGTCGCCTGTTGCTCCGATTAAATCCGTTTTGGCCTTGATTGCCGCTTCTGTCGTCTCCAATGTATCGGTATAGGCAACAATCTGCGCCAAACGCGCCATGACGGAACCGACGCCGCTTGCTGCGTCTCCCGTCGTGCCCAATAACGTCTCCACCTGGTCCGTATACCCGGCAATTTGCGCTAGGCGGGCGAATATGCTGGTTGTTCCGGCCGCGTCCGCCGCCGCGCCAATCAAGTCCGTTTTGGACGTTACCGGCGTTAGATCAACACTGTTGCTCCCGATGGCTGCATAAATTCGCGCCAAATGGGCAAAAATCGTGGACGTGCCGGACGCATCGGTATTAGCACCCAATTTACCCTCCACCGTATCTGTATAACCTTCCACCTGGTCAACATAACCGGCAAGCTGCGCCAATCGCGCGAATACGGTTCCGGTTCCAGCCGCGTCCGTACTTGTGCCCAATAGCGTCTCCAATGTGTCAGTGAAACCGGCGATTTGAACGAGACGGGCAAAAAGGCTGCCCGTTCCCGCTGTGTCCGTGTTTTTCCCGATCCGTTTTAACGCCTCAATTTGTTGACTTAAAACAGCCACTTCCATATCAGACATTTAGACCACCGCCCTATTTAATTTCGTTAAATCTCCATTGCCATTATAGACCAATGTTAGCGTGGCTGTCTTCCCTCCGGCGGAATGGACTACGGAAGTTAATGCACCGGTTACGCCGTCATATGTGCATGTGGAGGATTTAACGACGGTTGCGCCGTCCTTTTCCTCTACCTTTTGCAGCACCCCGGACGATAGCGTGATTTCACTAGACCGCGTATGCGTTTCGATTACGGATGATACTAGCGTTTCCACGTCCGTATTGACAACGCCTTTGTTAAACGCCCGGTCCTGCAACGCCTTAAGTGCCAAATACGTGCGGTTCATAAACCAGTTAAACCAATCTGCTGGCGGCTTTTCGGAAACCAGCCACCCGGCCGCCTGCTTCGCTGTGCTCGGCGCTGCCCCGGCGTTGTCCCATTTCGGTAATTGTTCGGTAAATGCCATTGATCCGTCCCCCTTGGTTATAGTGGTAATTCAAAATCTGTATCCGGGTTGTAAGCCGCCCCAAGCGCCCCGCCGGTTGATTGATCCACCGGCGCAAACCCTGCGGACGCGTCAATAACTCCGTTGTCGCCGGAAGGCAACGCCCCGAACTCGAAAGTGCCCTCGAAAAGAACATCCGCCCGGACGCCTGCGGCCGTAACCATGTTTAGCAGCGTGCCGAATTGCTTGACGGACAACCCGGTTTGACTAATCGGACCTATCGGCGCTTCGACGTACAACGCCGCGCCTCCCATCTTCATATCTGGTAACGTTACGTTTAGTTCTACATAGTCCGTATTGATCGTGCTGGCCGTCGTGCCGTTGCTGGCGTCCGCGTAGGCTAGGCAATGGATGAACCCGTTAGCGTCGATCATGTTTGCAATAATGGATACATTGGATATAATCCCTGCGAGTTTAGTGACAGTAGGGTTTGTATGCGATGCCGCGAAATAGGACCATGACGCCCCTACGCTATTCCACCCATAGAAATACGCCTTATTCCCTGCCGGCCCGCTGCCATACCCGTACCAATTCGCCGTAAGACTCGACACGTTAGCCTTTAACCACGCAACCTTTGCCGCCGTGTCCGCGCCGGGAATCGTTATTCCGTATTTCCGCTCGATAATGGCTATAAGGTTGAACGAAAATAACTCTTGTGCCTGCGCTCCGTTGTTGGTATTGCTAATGGTAGCCGACACGCCATTTAGTGTGGAAGCGGAAGCATACCCGCCCGATGTCTCGGAAAAGGCTGCGTTAGAAGGCGCTAGTAATCCCGTAGATGGGTTGCCGTTGTTGTGCTTGAAGGTGTTCGGGTTTGATACCGTACTTCCCGAAACCTTACCGACAAAATTAGTTAGTAAGGTTTGGTTATAATATTCCGTCCACCGTTCCCGGATATAAATATCGCTCGGATCACACGATAAAATAAAGCTTATAAAATCAATCAACGTTTCTATTGATCCGTCCGAAAGATTCCGTTTAATCTTCGCTTTAATTAACGTCCTAAAAACATTGTCATCCGTGATGCCTCGCGTTTGTCCGATGTCGCGGCCGATTTCGTCCAGCGGAACGCCTCCGGCTTGGTCAATGTCCCGCCAATCCTGGATCGTGAAAAGCAAATCCTCGTTATCCTGGATTTGATCGGCCGCAATCTTCGCCAGCTTGTACACGTTACTTTCCGGATTTTTTTTGTATGCATCCGTTAACCTGCTAACGAATGTGTCCAGTACGTCACCATTAGGCAAGCGTAATCACCGCCCTCGCGTCCGTTACCTCCGGTACTTCCGTGGAAGCCATCGTAATATTAGCGGCTGCGAATGTCCCGCCCGCGCCCTTCTTCATGGTTACGGAAATATCGTCTATGCCCTCCACATTGGCCAGGATCGCGCTAACTATTTTAGATAATACAACCGTTTGTCCCAACCCCAAGCCACTATAAGCTTGCCCGGCTGCGTCGTATCCGCCGATGTAATTGATAACCTGGTATTTAGCCAAATCGGAACCATTCGACGGAAATTTTGAATTTTTTGTAATCGTCACATTGACGAATATTTGTGCGGCCGTGGCATATGTAAAACCGACCGTTTTAGGATTTCCAGACGAATCGTTAAGCGTAACGCTTTGCGCTCCGTATGCGCGTATGCCACCGGCTTTAGACCGCAGGATAGCGGCGGCGATGTCTGCCGACGTTCCGCCCAATACGATCGCCTCGAATGAGCTCGGAGGACGCCCGCCCGCGTCTATAGCATTCGTGTCATTTTCGATTACGTAAGCGCCGCGCACGCCTGGAACGGTTCCCAATATCTCCGCCCGGATCGCGTCCAATGTAGCCTTGCCTCCGTTTGCTTGCGTGTCTTTGTATCTGGCCCGCAATTGTACGTCCGTTTCTGTGTCCGTTCCACCCGTTGCTGCTGCCGCATTCGTTACCGCCGTAACGCCAGCAAGCGCCGTTTTAAGCACCGTTATAGCGCCCGCTGGTACGTTCCCAGCACTACCGGCCACAACGGCCGACACGGCCGCGTTTACGCTGCCTGTTCCGCTGTCCGTAACGTCTGCCGTGGTCACAAAGTCCACGTCGGCCTCCGTGGAGACGATGAACCCGGCCGGAATCAATTTACCAGGCGTAACCGTAAGCGTGACGGACGCGCCGGAAGGCTTCGCGGGCGTGCGCGTGATTCCGTTTCTCTTTACGGCGTAATCCAACGAAACACCCTCGGCCGTCTCCGCATTGCCGGAATAATAAACAGCTTCGGCAAGCTCGTTATCTTCTGCCCGGCCGTATGCGATAAGCTGAATAAATTTGCCCATTGGCCCCTTTGGATCAAGGTTAACATCTGCGCCGAATAGCTCTTTGGCCAGCGCTTCGCCATCGGCCAAAAAATCCTCGTAACGCTTACGCTGAAATCCCGCCGCCGTCAATATCGTTTGTGCCATTTACGCCTCAACCTCCCCTGTTATAGTATCGCCGTCCGTCTTTGTGGCGGAAAAGCTTATTGCCAAGCTGCGCCCCGGCCTGTCGTAAATGACGTCAACCGATTCAACGCTTGCAATGCGGGCATTCCGCAATAGCACGCCATACGCTGCATCTACGGCCGCTTCCTTGTCGTATTTGTGCCCCAATACGTCGTAACGCGGGAACCCGTCATCTGGCGTTAGAAAAAATTCTCCCTTGTTCTCCTGGAACGAAAGGCGGATTTCCTGTAATAGCTCGTCGTCTCCGTCGATCATCCGTATATTATTTTGCCCGTCTAGTTCAAAATCTCCGCTAGTGTTTACGTATATATTTAACATAGCTCACCAACTTTCTGTCCGCGTCGGCCCCTGTAACGTTATGCCGCCCGGCGCTATGATTTGGACCGCGCCGCCTGCGGTCATTACCAGCTTGGCGGACATGTCTTCTTTACCTATGACCAAATCCGCCTCGTTACCGGCTGGCAATGGATCGGTAAAAGGCGTTATGCCGCCGACTATAACCGCATCGTCCAACGCCATTTTGCGCTCCGTCGCCTCGCCTTCGCCGTGCATGATGGCGTCTATGTCCCGTTGCGAGATTACCACCAATACTTTGTCCCCCTTGGCGTAGGGAACGCGGACAATGAACCCGCCGCCCTTCTGTGCGGCCACCGGTACAGACGTGATTAAATCACGTTCCGGCAACGTCTCGACGTCCGCCGTCATGGCTGCGGCGTCGTATGATACGATTTCGGCAATTAGGCACGTATTCATTCCGCCCGTTATCCGGTTTTCAAACATGGAAAAGAAGTCCGCCGCCTCTTTCATACTGGGTAAACCTCCATTTGCGTCAAAAAGTCCGCGCCATTGCTTACGTGCTTGCCGCTCTCAACGCGGTACGTGCCGTTTGCTGTCCGGCTGGAAAGCTGAATCAATGCATCCGTGGTAATGCGATGATTCAATAAGCATGTAACGTTCCAACCCTGCTTTTTCTTGCCGTTGACGTCTTTCTCAATCGGCGTAGGACTCGAAACCAATCCACTGTCCGCATTAAGCAGGAACCCCACCGTGTCGCCTTCATCACTTGGGCGAATGAAAATTTTCCCACGGTTTACATGCGCCTTTGCCCCGCAATCCTTGGCGATGGCCTTTATAGCGTCCGATAGCTTCCCGTTAATGGTTTTGCCGGATCGGTATACATAGTTCTTAGGCAAGTTAAATGCCCCGATACGCAACCCGGTTTCCGCCAACATGGCCGTTAAGATCGTTTTCGCCGACACGCCTTTGTTAAACGTCTTTTTGAACGTCATGTTAAACCATGAATCCGTCCCGTCAATGACGGTAATCGTCGTCACGCGGTCAACTTCTTGCCATTCCGTTTTTACGTCCTTCGCGAATCCTAGAAGCACGGCCCCGACGTCCCCGGTATACCCGGCGTTAACGATAACCGCGCTTTTGCCTGCCTTGAATCGGCTTATTGTTTGGTCCGATAGGTTTATGATTTTGACCGTGCCGACATTGGCCGTCGTGTCGTCATCAAACGGGATTTCAAAATATACCGTCAAATCTCCGTCTGTAAATAGCCGGTCATCCACGTAAACCTCCGCATGTCTGCCATATAACAGGCTCATGCCTCCGCCTCGCCGACGAAAAGAAACACTGTTTCGTTTATCTCGTCGTAACCGGCGCGTGTCTCGATACCGGCAACGTCGGACGGCGTAATGGTTACTTTCGGCAACCTTGTGTCACTCAACCCGGAAAACATCGGGCGGCCGTAAACAACCTTTTCACCACCGGCCAATAGTTCCCCGTCCTTTTCGATGCTCAACGTGTAGAAATCAAACCGCGCATTGTATCCGACTTCCAGGGTAAAAAGCTCGTCAGCCAATGAAATATCGAAACTATACGGAACGTCTTCTTTATCGATAGGCACGGCCTGCTGCTCTGCCACGTCGTCCGCCCCCTTTCTACTCTAACAAATTCCTATTCGCGCCCCGAAACGTCGTCGTTGTGACGGTGTTTCCTTTGACATGATTCCCGTTTGCTGCGGCCATTTGCGCGGGCGTCTGCGTCTGCTTGCGGCCCTTGTTGCCTTTCTTGCCTACTTGCGCCCTGGCCTTCTGCGGAATCTTCAACCGCACGACGGCGGCGGCGCTCGCTATTCTTATTTGCTTAAGCGTGATTGTAAAGTTAAACGCGCCTTTGTTTGTGGCGTCGTGTACGCTGTTGAATGATTCTATAATCACGTCCGTGAAACCATTTCGCCCGGTATATTGCACCATGGTTCCGTTTGTTTGATACGCCTCCAAGCGCTTTAAACTCATGGAGGCGTCCGAACCGGTCACAACGCCGGTTATTTCCATGCGCTTCGGCTGCGCTTGTACGTGGTCAACAATGTCCACGCCTTCCTCCACCGGCTGGTCAGTCGTTTTGACGGATCGAACCGGTTTTTCTGAATAGACGGCGTTTAGCGTAACGTTACCTAGTTTTGCAGGCAATTCACCCGCCCCCTATCCCGCGAATTTGATTCCTAGTTGTTGGAACAATGCCGCCACCGTCTCGTTAACGCGCTTTTGAACCTCGTTTGCGATGCTGTTGGCGTCTTCCTTTGTCGCATTTCCTTGTATTTGAAATGTCATAGCGGGCATTGTCAACGCAATAGACGGCCCTGGCGTAGATTGTGCGGCGTTCTGCGCTGCTGCGGCTTGTATCGGCGCCATTGGCGGGTTGCTCGCCGCATCCGCTAAAATAGACGGGCTTGGCGCTGCTGCCGCGCCGTACACTCCGGCGGAAAGCTCTTGCGCCGCCTTTACCGGTTTGTCCGCGTCGCGTTCTATACCAATACCAAATCCCTGCGAGACGTAACCGCCCATTTCCATCATTAAACGACTTGGGCTTTTGATGTGGAAAAAATCTTTGAATCCATCCGAAATGGACGCGCCGATGTCTCTCACCTTCTCAATTACCCAATCTTTCATGTTGGACATGCCGTTTACCAGTCCTTTGATAATGTTTTGACCGGCCTCCGTCAAGTCGATACCGGTAACGGCCTCAAATATCCGGCCTATCGTGGAATCGAAGGAACCAAACAATAAATCAAGTCCGGCGTGCGCGATGTTTATGACGCCCTGCATGGAATCGTCGAACAGTTTTTTGACGTCTTCCCACGCCTGGCCCCAATCACCTTTAAGCACGTCCCCGAATACTCGGAAGATGTCGCCGAATACCGTTAACGTATTTCCGATGGTTGCAAAAATAACCTCGAATGTGCCGCCCACGGAAGATTTGAGGAATGGCCCGATTATGTTCCAAATGCCCTCGGCGGCCGCCCATATGCCGCTCCACGCATCTACGAATCCGGCCAACGCCTGCCCGGCCGTGCCATTTCCTCCGAAAACGTCTCCAAACCATGCGTCAACGTCTTTAACGCCCTGAATAATTGCGGGCATACTGGCCAACACTCCGTCAAGCAATTCGGAACCAACGCCGCCGGAACCTCCGCCGAAAATATCGGATAGTCCGTTTTTGAATCCGCGTTTCACCTTGTCCCATTTGCTTCCGAAATTGTCCTGCAAGTCTTTACCGGCCTGGGACGTCGTGCCACGGAAACCGTTAACGGCTTGTTCTGCTCCGTCCATGGCAAAAATAACCTTGCCTTTGACGTCCTCCCATTGCGTTCCGAATAGCTCTACGCCGATTTGGTTTTGTTTAACCTTGTCGTCCACGAATGACAATGCGGCAACCGTAGCCATGAACGCGCCTTGGGCCGATTCTCCACCGGCGGCAATCTTCGCAGACATGTCTTTAACGTTAAACCCAAGCTTTTTGAATCCGTCCGCCGTCGTCGCCGATCCGTCAACCGCTCGAATGCCAAATTCTTTAACACTGTCGCCCACTTTGTCCAGGTTGAACGCGCCCGCCTCGGAACCTTTTAGCAGCGTGCCTACGAATCCTTCCGCGCTTATGCCTAGCTTGGCGAAGTGTACAGAATACTCGTTCAATGTATCTAACAAATCGTCCGCATAGTCGCCGCCCTTTTGGAATGACAACGTTATTAAATCCAATGCGTCCGATTGTTGCAACCCTTGAAAGTTTGTCGTCAGCGCTTTTACTGATTTGGCCGTCTCCTTGACTTCCGGGCCGAACAAATCTTTCAGGACATAAGCACCTTCCGCCAGGCTTTGAAGCTTTTCGCCGCTTAAGCCCTTGAATTGACCGTGTAGCGTCGCAATGTCCTTCCCTGTATCCGTCAAGCTCTCGCCGAAACCGTCTCGATAAACGGCGCGGGCCGTGTCTTGCAGCGCCTTCAAATCCGCGCCTTGCTCGCCGGTCATGGCCTTTATTCGGTCCATTGCTTCGTCCGTCTCGTTTGCCATTGCCGCCAGCGCCCCGGTAACGCCTACGATAGCTCCGACAACGGCGGCCCCGGCCAATACCCACGGATTGGAAAATAATTTCGCCGCACCACCGGCAATACGGCTTTCCGGCGCTATCTCGGTAACTTTGTTGAGAAATTCCGAAATACCTTCCTTGCCTTTCTTTCCGCCATCCTTACCGGCCTTGCCAACCTCGTCAACGGCGTCCTTTGCCTTTTTCGATCCCCTGGCCACTTCATCCATTGCCTTGTCGGCGTCTTTCCCGGCCTCCTTGAAATCGTCGCCCAAGCCGTCTACATGCGTTCCCAGGCGGTCTACGTCCCGGACGGCTCCGCTAGTCTCCCGGTCAATTACGCCGCCGACGCGTTTGACGTCCGCCCCTAACTCCCGGAATCCCTGTTCTACGTCGTCTAATTGTCGGTCCAAGCGGTCTAGGCGGCTTACGTCAACTTCCCGGAAGTCAATGGCCACGAATAACTCCCTTAAAGCATCACTCAATTCGTCACCGCCTTTTTATTCATGTACGCAATGGCCGCCAATGCCTCCAACACGTCCTCCGCGTCCCATTGATCGACTTCGCGCGGGCTTATGTTAAATTCCTTGGAAATGCGGTATTTCCACCAATTGCGCCTCGCATTATTAAGATGGCGCTTTTCAACGTCATAAACGTCTCGAAGCGCCGCCAATTCATTACTTTCCTGATTGAAATCGACCGGCGGCCAATACCACCTCGTCTAATTCCGCGATTCCGCCCCGATCATCGGCGTCAAAATCGTCAATTTTCAGCCCGCCAGGAATGGCCACGACATGCTCCAAAACTTCGCCGTAAAACACAACGCGGTTTCGCACGCCGGTTGCGTCCGACTTGTCCAGGATGCCCAGCCATTTGGAAGGCGGTACCTTTTGAAACGTGTATTTGTTGCCGTGCTCGCTCGTAAAATCCATTGTTTTCGCCATGATTCCTATTACCCCTCTTGTTTTGAATTTTGTTGGCCGGTTATGCCCCCGGCCCTGGGCTTTAATGCTTAAGCTGCCGAATAATCAGCCACATAAATATTGATTTCAATTCCCGTAATTTCCGCGCTGCGCTCGATGTCCGGCGTTTTGACAATGCGGCATTGTGTGCCACCCGCCTTCATGCTGCCGGTATCATTGGAATCAATGACGCGCGTTGCAAACTCGCGTTTTTGCGTAGCAAGCTCCACGGCCTTTGCATAAAACAACGAATTTTGTTTGATGGTCAATGTAATGGTTCCGGTATTGTCGGCGTTCTCCGTGTACGTAACGCCTCCGTCTGCTCCAATGTGTGGAAGCACGTTGTCCGCATTCTTCGCGCATTTGACGAAAGAACCATCCATGTAACCGGTAACGATAACGCCATCCACGATAACGGAAACTTTTTTCGGATCATATGTTTGTGCCACTGTTTTTGTTCCTCCCTCATATTTTCATAACGTTACGTAACGTTATGTTCTGTTTGTTTAGACTGTGACAACGCCTGAAATCTCGACGGTTTCAATAGCACCGGCCAATACGGCGGTAAACGGAATGCCTGGAAGGTTTCGCGCTGCGCGGTCCTCTGCCGGAATGCTGGAACGACTCGGAACCGTTACCGTATAAAGCGGCTTCCCGTCCTCGTCGGCAATCATGCCAACATTGAAGTATTTTTGCAGCACGTCGGTAATTTTAGAGGCAACAAGTGCGATGCCTGCATCCGTGAATGGAATTTTCGGCGTGCTTACTTGAAGTTGAAAAACGGAATCGGCGATTTCTGATTCCAATGCATGAATGGATTGAATAATATCCACCCATTCACCGCCCGCCGTTTTGCTGTTGGACGTGATGTTGACGCCGGATTGCTTGATATAAGTATTAAAGTTTCTATCATGGATCGCATTTACGACTGAATCGTCATACGCTGCTGGCGTCATGCCGGACAATGTTTTAAATGTCCACGTAAAAGAACCGACTTCAAGCGGCGCACCTACGCCAACCCATGCGGCTGCCTGAAACTCCGTCGCGGCCTTGTCCGTTACGAGAACCACGGTATTCATGCCGGTATGGACAAGCGTTTGATTTGTTGTTTCAACAAAATAAAGTTTGTCGTTTGCGGTTGCCCACGCGCCCAAGGCGGCGATTTCGTCGTCACCTTGTTCTGGCGTAACAAGGTAATACCAATCGTTGTGCGAGAGAACAAGCGTATTAAGCGCCGCTGTCATGTCCGCAGGATTTCCCGTTTGACCGTTGTAAACAATGCCAAGGGAAACAACCTTGTCAACCTTTGGCGTGCCGCTAAAAAGCGCCGTTGCAATCTTCGCCTCTTTTGAACCTGCGCCGTAATCCGTTGCAATGCTTGCGGCGTCCGTGTATTCCTTGTAAGCAAGTACTTTAGACGTTCCCAGCAATAGCGCCGTGCCGAAACCCCGTTGTGCGCTCGTCGCCGTTTGGCGCGTAATATTAACCGTTACATTGCGATTTGCCATTGTTGTTCATTCCTCCTATTTGATGATTTCGCCTATCGGCGCTTCTATTGTCTCGATATAGTCCGCCGTCCTGGTCATCTCGCGGCCTACGCGCAACGTTATGTCGAACCCGCTGCGGCGCTCGTCCTCGTTTATACTGTCGCGGTTTCCCATATCGCCAATGGATACTAAAGCGATGTCGGATAAATAAAGATCGTCGGCCCCGTAGAACTCGAACCATTCCCGGATCGCTTGCGCGGCCTCTATGCTGCCATGCGTCGTGCTGTCGATGGACGTAATGGACATAACCACCCGGATGTCATCGGATCGCGTTTCCTGGTATCCGTCCGCCGTGTCGGCGTTTGAATAGTTGGCCCCGCCCGTATCCACTCCGTGCGGCGTTAAAAAGGTGAATACGGCGTGCCGCCCGTCTGGTATGTCGCCAATCGTTTGATTGCTTTCGATTACAGGGAAGCCGACATAGGCGTTAACCTTTGGAATGATCGCGTTTTGAATCTCTAACGGCGTCATTTCGCTGGCCCCCTTGCCATGTAAATATAAACATCCGCGTAATCAGAATAGTCTTTGGTGCGCTCGACCTTGTAACGGATGCCGTCGCGCTCAATGTATGAACGGTCCGGTATTTCCTCCGTTACGTATAACTTGCGGTCACGGCTCGTATACCCGCCGTTGTCCTGCCTGCGTAGCTCGTCCTCGTTTAGCGGAAGCATTATGCCGCCGGACGCCGTGCGCGTCTCTCCGCCTTTGGTGTACTGTCCATTTGTCTGTAAAACCGGCTCGGATACGGTCACGACGTCAAACGGCACAAAAAATTCTTCCACGAAATCAGCAAATTCAAATTGTTTAGGCATTGGCCGTCCTCCTATTCGATCCGGCTGCGGATCGATCCGACCAAATGGCCCGTATCAATCAGCGGATTGTCTGATTTCTTATTAGCCACCGTTAGCGGCGCATTAGACGGGCTGTTTAACGCCCTTAACTCCAATTGGATCGCACCGGCAAATTCTACGCCCAGCATTTCGGCGAATGTCTGCGGGTTTAAGCCGAAATCTATTACCTTGCCTATTAGCTTTTCGGCCTTGTCCATAATCGGACCTATGTTATTGTCAAACCCGGTACGCAAGAAAGAACGCTCTGGTATGACAACCCTCTTTAACAGAATGAAATAGGCTTTAAGCGTGCCCTTCTTTCCTGTCGGCCGCATGAGGTATGCGCGGTTTGGATCGTCCTTTGATTTGATGAAAACTAAATCATCAAAATCTTTCGGCCGCTTACGCTTCGCAGGCGGTAACGGTAACGCAAGAAATTTTTTGTTCTTGGGTTTGATCGTCACCCCGAACTCATGCGCCCGCGCAATTTTAACCATTTCGGCGTCCTCGTCTCCGAATATGCCGACTTTGATTGACCGCTTTCCCAGCTTGGCCATTAGCGCCTTCATGCGCGGAATGTTGTTTGTGGATCGTACTGTAACACTCATACGAATTTTGCCGGTATGTAACGTTTCCAGTACTTACGCGCCGCCGACTCCGTTCCGCCCTGAAAAAAGCTTTTCGACATGTCGCCCAGGCTTTGCGATGCAACCGCCGGATTTTCGGACATTGATTTAACAAGAAGCGCCGCGCCCATCTTCACGCCTGGCGGCAATGTAATAATGCCGTTAGCGTCTGCGAAGCGCCCGCCGCAATCCTCGTTAATCAAATCTAATGCCGAATCCAACCGGGCGGAATACATGGCCGTTTGGCTTTCCTGGATCGTTATGCCCAATAAGTCCGCGATTTCTTGCAATTCCATCGGGATCGCCTCCCCTTACACGCTATCAATTAGCTGTTGGCGAAGCTCGCCAACACTGGCGGCGCTGTCAAACTCGATGCCCATTTGCTTTAGTTCTGCCATAACTTCGCGTTTATTAAGCTTTCCGATGTCTACGGCCTGTTGATCGCCGTTTTCACCCGTACCGCCTTGTACGGCGTCTGTATCGTCGGCCGCGCCTTCTCCTGCGACGTCTCCGCCGCCTGGCTGGCCGTCTCCGCCGTCTTGCTCGCCTTCTCCGTCCGTCGTGCCATCTTCCACGCCCTCCGCTTCCTCCGCCAATCTGGCGGCCTCTGCTTCCCGCGCTGCTGCCTCGCGGCGCATACGCTGAAATGCCGTTGCACTCATTGTGATGCCTCCCATTTAGAAAATAACGTTACGTAACGTTATGAAGGAATGGACCGAAGCCCATTCCCGTCATATCGTCCAAGCATTAGCCATTCGTGATAAGTGCCACCATGCGAATGTTCTTGTTATCGTAAACCTTGGACCAGTTGGCCACCAATTCGAGCTCGGCGTTTGTTGGGCTTGCGCCTGTAACCGTCGTGTCAGTGAATTTCACGCCGCGCGGATGAAGGACGAAATGCTTACGAGTAATAAGGATGTCATCACCCGCCAGGCTGTCGCGGTCCGTTTCTGTTGGTACTTCCGGGCTGCCTTCGCCATAACCGATAGCGGCCGGACCGAAGAGGAACGTCCAGTATTTGAAACCGTTAGTTGTACCGGCCACCACTGGAACATTGTCGTCAACGATAACGCGCTTGCCCAGGTATGTGGTATAAAGCACTTTGCCGTCTGCGTCGCGTACCGTCTCAATAAGCTGTTGTTTAACCAGGTTAAAATACGGAACGGAATGCATAACCATGCCCGTTAGCTTTTCATGTGCGTCGCCCAGCTTGGAAATGGTATCAATGATTGCTGTTGCGCCAATCAAGTTAGCGGCCGTTGCCGTGTTTCCTGCTTCAATCGCCAGGTTGTTGACGTGCGAAGCAAGAAGCGGACCGTTAAACACGCCTTTCAGCGTAGAAATAAGTGCCGCCTGCATACGCTCGCCCCAATATTGTGCCACCTGGTCGCCGATAGCTCGCATGGGATCGTCACCGGAAAGCGTAGACGCAAGATCATTCGCGGACCATGCACGGCCACGGAATACTTGGGTCGCGCGGTCTTGTCCGGCCGAAATTTTTCCGGGTGTCAGCGGTACGGAATCGCTCAACGACTCGTCCGAACCGGAAAGGCTTGGCCAGTATGGCATATTTACCAGGCGTCCGCCTTCCGTTAGCTTGCCAGTCAATTCCGGTACTGCTGCGGCGATGCCGGATTGGAATAGTGCATTCGTTGCCGTGGATTGCTGGATAACATACGGGTTGAAAATAGATGGGACGATAACGTCCGCAATTTGAACCTTAGACATTTAAAATGCCCTCCCTATCGGTTATGTGTTTTTTACTTGCTTGCCGCCGCCATTAGCGCCGCCGCGCGTGTCGGATCGGCCTTAAGGATTTCGGCTTGTTTCGTCATATTGAAATGTTCCCGGCTCCATGGGTTGACGTCTCCGCCTGCCCCGCCCTTGCCTTTGTTTGGATCGGTTCCGCCGGATTTGAATTTTTCTTGTACGGCTGCATTAATAGCAGCGTCCCAAGCCGTTTGAAATACGGCAATTCTCGCGTCCGTATCTGCAACCGTAGGACCGGCCAGGATGTCGCGGAACTCGCCCGGAAGGTTCTTTGCTTTCAGTTGGTCAACGGTATGCAATGCCACTTCGCGGGCTTGCAATGCGTCTTCCTTGTCCTTTAGATCGCGCTGTGCCTTTTCCAAATCAGCCTTGGCGCGTTCCTCGTCGGTCATCTTCTCGCGTTGCAGCTTGGCCAACGCGTCCTCCGCGTCTTTAAGCTGTTTAGCGTATGCCGTCCTTACTTTATCGGTTTCGGATTGGATCATGCGGGAGATTTCCTCTTTGGTCAATCCGCCGCCACCGCCTCCGCCTCCGCCTGCTTGTTGCGCTTCAACCTCGGCCGCCTTGGCGTCGTGGTCTGCTTGCGTGATTTTCCCGGCCGCCAAGTCCGCCGCCAAAACTTTTTTGGCTTCTGCCTTGTACGTTTCCAGGTTAATGGTTCCTGCCTGTAACTCCGCCAACAATTCCGCTAATGTCTTCATTCCGTGCCCCTCCATTTTTTAAGTTGACAATATGCGCGCCCATTCGACAAATGTTCAAGCATAAAATCCCCTTATGATCGGCGTTCCTGTCTCCATTTGTCGAAGGTTGCCGTTTCGATGTTATTATATGGTACTCTCTTAACCTTGTCGATAGAGTAAGTGAGAAAACAACGGCAATTTATATCCTCTTCCGCCGCTCCAAGGTGCCCCGGCGCTGGCCCGCTGCCCTTCACGCCCTTAAATATGCCGTCTGCCGGTAACGTTACGCCGTCTAGCATCTTATGGTCCGCTTTATCACGCGGGCGGCGTCTTACGCGGCTGTCCCGGACCGTCCGCCATGTCTTATTCATCTTAATTCCCGAATTGTCGGCGGCTGCTACGGCGTCATGCTTGCCCCCTTCCTGAACCCTGTGGGTTTCGGTACGGACAACGCGCCATGATTTCGTTGTATCGCCTTCTAACGCCGGTTTGATCCGGTCCGACATCTCCCGGAATGTCGAACCTTTAACCAATCCCAATGTTATCTCCTGGCGTATCGTCCCTATGATGGCATCACGCTGCGCGGACAATCGTTGATTAAGCGTCAATTTATCGATTGGTGCCTCCACGGCTGCGCGTATGGCCTCCGGGCTGGCGGTTAACTGTTCTATACCTGCTTCCTTTTCAATGGCCCACGCGGTTAAATCATGGCTTTCAGCGTAAGAGAAGCCGACAACCTCGTAAATGATCGGATATAAGTCGGCATAACTCTTGCTCATGATGAAATCAACCTCTTGAAATATGCGTTGCAGGCGGTCAAATTTGACCATTTCCGCCCAGGTCAATTGTCCGTCCTGCTCAAACGATGCATAGACTTGCGCCAATGCCGTCCGAATCTCGGCCAACGTCTGCGCGTATCGCCTCGCTATGTCCCGTTCACCTTTCTTCACGCGCTGCCCTATGCTGCGGTTAATGCGTTCCGTTGATTTATCCATATCGCACCGTACATAACGTTACGTAACGTTATGCCTTCCCGCCTTGCTGCTTCTGGTCGCCGTTTACTGCATTTGGATCGCTCGGAATCTCGTCCAGGTTGACCGCGTTTTCTCGCTCGTCTGCAATACGCTGCATTTCTTCTTCAACGTCCGTAACCACGGAAAGCGTTCCAAGCATGGTTTCGTCCGAAACGATTCCCTTTAACGCCGTTGCCGTCTGCGCTTCGTCTAGCGTGTTTACCGGCACGTTGCGCGTATACTTGAAATCAAGTTGCGTATAGTCTAGCAAAATGCTGCGTTTCTTCCAGGCGGACGCGATAACCTTAAACAAGTACGCCATGGCCGCCTCATGCTTGCGCTCGAAATACTTCGCCTTCGTTTCCAGCATGAAAAGCTTGTACTTCATGGCCGGGCCTGTCACCTGTCCGCCGCCGAATGCGTCCACGAAATTAACGTGTTTAGCGAATCGCGTGATATTCGCCTCTAGTCGGTCCAAATGACTATCAACGGACGCAATATCGATTTGTTTCGTAAGAAACTCGATGCGCTCGCCCTCTGAATTGTACGGGATATGAATGGCCCCCGTCTGCTTCAGCGTCTCTACCATTTCCGCTGTAGGTTCCACTCCAAAAAACAGCATATAAGCAAGGCGGAATTGTTCGATTTCGCTGTTAACGTCGCTCATGCTGCGGTCATAGCCGTCAATCAGCGTAATTACCTTGTCTACGTCGCCCTGCAACTCTGCGTTGTTCGGAACTCCAACCAATGGGCAGAAATCAAATAAGTGCGGGCCGTTTGCCGGGTCTTCCGTCATCTCCACAAGTTGCCCGGCCTCTTGGTTTGGTGATTGGTAAATGATCCGGTTTTTGTCGTCGTAGAACTCCACGCGCAATTTGCTGTCCCAAGTCTCATAGTACCGGATCGCGTATTTAGGCTCCGTTATTTCCGTCGTCGATAGAATGATGGCGTTCCACGGATCAACCCGCATAACGCGTTCCTTTCCTTCTTTGTCTATGTACGCCATGTTCACGTCGTAGCCGCAAGCAGCGGCGAATTTGCACGTCTCCGCGCTCATGTCGTCCAGGTTGTTCACGCGTCGGAATCGTTGAATATCCTTCATGCGGTCATCGTGCCCAGGCGCGGCGCTGTCCAGCGAAATGGTTACGGGTATGCCGAACATATAGCCCACTTTTGTATCAATGATTTCCGAAAAAAAATCGTTTGCTAACTTGTTATTTATTTTGTTCTCCGTGGGAAGCACGCGGTTAAAGATCGGAACCCCCAAGCTGCTAGCCTTGTATCGCTCGTAATTAGCAATCATATTGTTACGCTGCATTGCGTGTTCTTGTAAAATCTCCTGAATCAGCGGAATAGTAATTCCGCCGTTTGCTTCAATGGCCTCAACGTATTTCTCGCACGAAACTAGCAATTTAATTCCTCCTTTGTTTTCCATACCCACCAATTAGGATGTCGGAAGCCTATGGCCATACCCCCGTCATCACCCACGTAATCGGTAAACCCGTTAAAATGCCGGATCAACCAGCGGTATGCGCGGTAACGCTTCGCATCCTCACAAATGATGTGCAATTCCTCGCGCTCTCCCATGCCTTCACAATGCCGAATAACGCATTCAAGCGCCCGGCGCATCCCTTCAAGCCCGCAAACGCCGGTCTGCTTTATCCGCTTGATACGCTGCTTGTATGGCGTCTTTATCCATCTTTCCGCCTCTTCCTTTGTCCCAATGTATATAGCCACCCGCCATATGTGTGCTATTTTCGTATCCGGGTACGATATGGCCCACGGTTCTACCGGCCTACTGCGGAAGCGATAAAACCAAACCGTTAATACTTGGCCATTGCTCAACGTCTCGCGGTATATCTTGCGGCTTGGCACGTTCATAGATGGGCAAGCCTCCAAACGCCGTAAGCCAGCCCGCCCACGATTGCCCATGACGCAACAATCATGTAAACCCAGATCATACCCTTTGATCGGAAAAACATGTCCGCCCCTCCCTCCGTTTCAAAAACAGCATCACGGCCGATATTTGGCCGTTGCTTAACCGGCGACGTATGCGTATTCCATTCGGACGCTGTATGATCGATTCACCTTCGCACCTGTGAACGTTCTTCACCGTCCCGCACCTCCCGCAAGATCCGATAGACATCAG